TGGGTCAAGGATTGGGCGATGGCGCATCTTTATGCGCAAACTCTTGGAGCCGAGATTGCCAAGGTTGGTGTAGCCGGTGTCCCTTCTAAACTCGTAAAGGTCCGAGCTCGTGGGGGCCACCTTCTGGAGCACCTCATCAACTGCCGTAACGCTAACCGATTTGAGAGGGGGGATGAGGATGTCGACGGGGGTGATATCTTCGTCGAGGGATTCCGTGGTTGGCATGGCGGGTATGAAGCCTTCTCCGGCTAAATGGATCGAACCGTGGACTTGCATGTTGACCTGTGCTTCCTCTGGTATGCTGTATATCTTGCCTGATTCTCCGCTCCGCGGGTCAGGTCTGGAGGAGAAGGTTCCGGTATCGAAGTCCACGTCTCTAACCGCTACGTCTCCGTACAACCCACGATTGTTGCGAGCTCCAATGCGCCAGGAAAGATCTAGGCGTCGGCCGGATGTCGAGTAGCCAGTGCAGCCACACCTGTCGGAGCAGATTGCCTTACGTTTGCAGGCCTCGCCGCGCCGGCAAGGGCATACGTGCAAAGGGCGAATATCAATGGCGGCTCGAGCTGCTGGCGCCGCCATGAAGATGCACAACTTCCTGGTGTGACGGGTGGCTGCAACGTAGAGTTGTTGTGGTAGCATGTGGATGGTGGTGGCGCAGCTAGGTCCGATGTAGACGCCTACTAAGCCAGCTCGGTAGCCCTGCTGGGAATTCACAGTGGGAAACCCCGTGATTTGTTCAGCCTTCTTAGAAAAGCAGATAATGCGGCTGTCCTCTGTGTGCAAAGACTCCTTGGCAAACATCTGCCTCAATTGTTTGGCTGTGCGCCCAGATTGCTGGACAAATTTCACAGTGTCGCATCTAAAGTTAGTTGTTTTGTAGCCAGCTTTGAGGGGCCAGCGCTGGTGAATCCAGGTCATGACGTCAAGAGGAACGGCTCGGCTGATGGTAATACGCGGAATGGGCGACAAGCAAGAGGAAGCAAGTGAGTTCATGCGGCTGGCTTTGTTTCCAACGTAATCTCCAACATTGAATGCAGTTTGCTCACTGTCACCAACGAGCAACGCTTGTCTGCAATGCGTGAGAATGTAGCACAGCTCGATGATCCCCATCTTGTAACTCTCATCAATGATGACGGCTTTACCTTTGACGTAAGGGAGGGCGGCAGTGGTTGTTTTTGCCGGTATACATTCCACTGCATACTCTTCTTTGAGCGCGGAGGTGGGGCAAATCACAAGGTCCCACCCTCCTTTGGTGAAAATGCGCTTCATTAGATGGGTTTTTCCACACCCGGGAATACCGTTGATGGCGGTAACTTTTCCCCTGATGTGTCGGGCAAGAAGGTCAGTTCGTGGCGGTGGAGAAGTTTTAAGGGCAGCCTGCTCGGCTTGTATGTGAGCGATAGCCGCCTGGTTAACTTTCTGGTAGACTCCGGTAGCCCCTGCCTTCAATGTAGTGAGCAGTATATGCATCTCTTCTGAAGGATTAAAGGCGCCAAAGTCGAGGTCAGTGGGCTCAGGCGGTGTATCCTCAACTACGTACGGTATGCCCCTAAGCTCCTGCGCGTAATAAAGATGACCATGGTACGCGGGGTTTGTCAACGGGTGGCGCAGCTGGACGAAGATTTTATAACCCACAGTGTGCGCATGTCTGTAGAGTGGGTGGCTGGCGGCGTTGTATGTGTAGGCCCAAAGCCGGACAGCTTGGAGTTCCGTGATCGAGATATCATCCGAGGGCTGCTGAACCCATTCTTTGAGGGTTTCATCGCTGACAGGCGCCACCGGCTGAGTTGGTGCATGGAAAACGCGGGACCAGTCATGTTTGGGCAGCGAGGTGGGCCCATCTGGCTGGAATTGCGCGTTCCAGGCACCTTCGTCAAAGGCCGGGGGTCTTCCGTTGTCGGCATCTGCGGCGCCAAAGTCGGGTTCTTCCTGCACAGATTGGAATGCAACGCTTGGGTTGTCATCTGGAGTAGTGGATGGGAGAAGGGGGCGCGACTCGGCGACTTGTACTTCTGCAGGTTCGTAAAGCTCTCTCAGCATAGGTCCGGACATCTGGGTTTCCGGGGTGTCATTCGGTGCGTCTATCTCGGGTGCGGTGGGTTGCGCCAATCGGAGTCGTCTAGCTCTCGAACACCTGACGTACCATTTCTTGATGACGTTAGCTGCCATGTGCCTCCGAAACCTGAGCATGCCTTGGATATAGCTTGCAAAACGCTGTTCGTAAGCCGCGAGCTCGATGGCGGCTAAGAGGGCCTGAGCGGCAGCAGTCTGGCGCATGATGGTTAGTGTCTGGTTTATCGTGACATTTCGCCATCTGCCGAACACGCGACGCGCGCGGTCCTCGTTAAGGCGAGCACGCCAAATCGAGCTTAACCGACTCAATCTCGCGTGAACTTCGAGAACGCGTGACTGTGGCCAAGCAGTTGGGTTGTGGTGCAACCGCAGAATCTGTTGGGTTATGTACTGTGGTGTGCCGAACCCGCGGATGTGTGGGTGCCAGGGCGTGAAGCCGCGGCCTTGTCGCCACATGCCTCTTGGCAGGCCAGGACCCCAAACGAGAAACCGCTCCCAGGGGTTGGCGTTCTGAAGCTCTACTATAGTGTAGCGAGCCACAAGGTTTGTTAGATAATCACTAGAGGCACAGATCTTGAAGAAATCTTGTATCTTATATGCACCTCTGGGGCTCGCTTGGACAAGGTTGGTTATGTTGACTATATGTTGAGCTGCTGTCGGAGCGTCATTGCCGAAGTCAGCTATCACTGGCAGGCCATCCTTTGGAATGCAGCTGGGGCAGCTAATGTTCGTGTCGAAAGAGATACTCTGCCCTTTTGGGATGACTAAGAGCTTACTACTGTCGAGGCCCGCTGCATAGGATTGGATGTGATGGTTAACGCGGAGACCGCTCCATGCCGGCAAATCGTTTAGGGGCAAGGCGCACAAGTTGTGCGCTGCCAC